GTCTCTCAATGCTTTAAGAACATTGATTTCGCCAGTGCTAGCTGTGCCAGCTACGCATTTTGGAGCTGTAGCGTAAAGTTTAACAGCTTCTTCCTTATTTGCCATACCGGCAATATAGGTATCAACTTCGTTAGCAAGGCCTTCTGAAGTCTCTGCTTGTAGAGCTTCCATAACGCCACCAACTGCTTGTGCTTTGTCAATATCTCCAACTTTGTAATTGAAGTATCTAATTTGATTGATTTGCATAATGATTGAAGTGTCTTCGATTTCTTCTGCGTCGTCAATGTTTTTGTTTTTGTCTTTGTATGCAATAGACTTGATTGTAGGTTTGCCTACGCCGAGAATTTTGACTGATTCGCCTTTTTCTTTGACTTTACCTTCATATTTACGGTTACAGTCTTCAGCGAACACACAAAGTCTTTCAAGCTCTCTGTCAATAGCTTCATTCCAGACAGTAGGTATGAAATTTTGATATGCCATAATTGTTTCTCCTTATAAAATTGAATTTGATTTTAAGCCCACTTCGACATACTTTTTCGTATCTTGTCAAAGTTTTTATGGACTTCTTCTTGAGACATTTGTTTAACTTGTTCTCTTGTAAAGAACTCGTTGTCGTCCGATTCGGAACTGGTTAAAGAGCCGGGCGTGGCTTTCGCATTTGCTACTTGTCTCGCTTGCTTGTCGCTTTGCTCTTGTTTCACTCTGCTTACTAATTCTCGATAATTGTCGTAAATCTCAGACATATGCTTTTTGCCGACAAGATTTTCTGCATAAGCTCTAAAAGCGTTATCTTTACCAAGTTCTTCAAGATTAACTTCTGGGTGTTTGGTTTTGAAATCTCTATAATCATTCTCAAACCATTCTTCTTGTTCCTCTTGCTTCTTCTTAGATTCAGCTTCTGCTTGTGCTTCGGCTTTAAGCTTGTCCTTTGAATACTGCGAATAATCGGCTAAAGGGTCTCCACCTTGCCTTTTTATCTCTTTCATAGTGAGATATTCTTCGACATCTAAGTCGTCCACTATAGGCTTGTTGGTGTATGGATTTACGCCGTCTACAGCTTCCTTGATAGCGTCGTATCTCGCTCTCTTGAGTTCTTGCTGGCGTTCCGCTTCTCTTCTTCGGCGAGCGTTTTCGGAATTGTCTTGAGTTGTTGTCTTTTGAGACTTGTCTTCTTCAACCTTTTTGGCCGGTGTCTCTTCCGGTTTTTTGGTATCTGTAAACTCAACATCATTGACATTCTCATTGTTAGCGTCAGAGTCTTCGCTAACTCCATTGTTTAATACTTCGTCGTCTTTGACTTCTGTATCAACTTTGGTTGTTTCCTCTGATAAATTTTTGTTATCTTCCATAACATTTCTCCTCTGATTTTTCCGCTTTTCAGCTGCGTAAAATTTATAATTACAAGCCTAGCTTGGAATTACCTTGACTTTGTGTGTTCTCTTTGATAATCCGAACACTTTGGATTGCGACAAATAAAAGTTACACTTTTTTTATCTGCTTTTTTAACTGACATCTCTGTCTTGCATTTGTTACAAATCACTTTAAGCCTCCATTGTATAGAGCAGAAGCAAATTCTGTGGCGTCTTCTTGAGCTTCATTTCTTTGCTTTGCAAGCTCTTCGAGTACCATATTGCTTTGTTCTATCTTTGCTTTTGATTCTGTATATAGCGTTGCAAGGATTGACCTTAACTGGTTATTTTCCTTAATAACACTAACAACTTTATCGACAACTTCTTTTTGTTGCTGAATAATAGCTGCGTCTTCCTTAATCTGCTCTTGTTGTTCTTGACTTTGTTGCATTAACTGTTGAATTTGAGCTTCCAACTGTTTAATCTGTGTTTGCTCTTCCTCTTCAATCGCTTTCAAAATCTCTGATTTATTATTTAGAGCGTTCTTTGGATATGCTTTGATATAAGTCTTTTTATCAATCATTTGCTTTGATAGTAAGTTATCTAGCATATTTATATCGCCGGCAGCACTTGACTTTGTTCCGGCAGTTGCCTCAACAACAAGCGAAAAGTCAACCGAAGCATATTCTGTTCCATTGAAACGGTCTGGAATATTGACTTCTTTTTCTTCAAGTTGACCTTCTTCGTTTTGAACTTTTTGCGTCTCTGGATAAGTAAAATCTTTATCTTCATAAAACAACTTCATAAATTGTTCTAGGACTTTTCCTTGTTTCTCTTTAACACGCCAGAAACGGTCTCGAAGATTCTCAATTGGTTGTTGTGCTTGAGATTGAAGCTGTGCGATAGCTGCACCAGACATATTTGCCGATATAGCTTCGCCAGTCATAACTTCTGTTGAGCCAGTAACAACCCTTGTTAAGTCTGTGATAGTATTTGTAATTTGAATAGGTGTGTTATTTGCTGCAGAGCCTTCAAGCTTTCTGATACCATTTCCAGTCTTTGAGTAGTCTGTAAGAGTTTGTCCCGGTTCATTTGTAATCTCTTGACCTCTTAAAGCGTCTTCAGAAACTATGTATTTACTCCACGCATTGTTTTGAGCTGCAAGTAAAGTCATAGCAAGGTTAAAGTTTATTGCCTTCTGGTTAGGAATAAGTCCTTCAACTTCGCCTAGACCGTAAATTGAGTCTTCTCTAGGCTCATAATTGCCAACGACAATAGGATAGAGCGTTGCTTTGCCTTGTGGTAGAGGCTTTGTTTCCTTACTGTCTGGAAGGCTATTGTTTGGAGCGTCTAGTCCTAAACTCTTTTTAGCAGCTTCAATATCTGGAGATATAGGGAACGGCTTATTTATAATTGCGTTCTTTGTTGCCCTTTCGCAGAAGACTTCGCCGTTCTTTCTAAAATACCTAGTTACAACGGTTACAAGATTTGAACTGTCTTGCTCTTTAACATTCACATCTTCGTCGTTTGTATCAGATTGAATAGCGTCAGCGTCTTCGTCCTTATCCATTTTTGCCTTGATAGATTCGACTTCTTCACGAGTAACGATAAGAATCCATTTCTGCTTCTGTTCGTCAACCTCTTTTGGATTAGCAAAACCAACATTAAGAATATTGATAAGCTCAACTCTTACGCCACCTTGCATTTTGCCAACCTTGCCTTTAGCTTCACTATCCCAGTAATAATGGTAGAAGTATGAGCCTTTAACAGCTCCTTCGTGAACTGCTTTTGCGTCATACTCAGCTTGTCTCATTTCCTTTTGGATATAATCTGCAAAGTTAGTGAATCTATCAGAGTTTACATTCTCGTCTTCAGCTTTATAAATAAGTTTTACAACGCTGGATAAGATTGCACTTTCTTTGTTTCTGCATATCATTTTGACGATATTTATAACTGGTCGTGGTAGAGACTTTGTTCTCTCTGTAGCTTTAGGCCATTGTCTGCCTTCGTAAAAATCAACAAAAGTCGGAATATTCTTTCTTAAACCGATTTTTTCTTGATATTCTTTACATTTCTGCCACATCTCCCATAGATTAGTGGTCTCACACGAAAGGTCTTTGTCTTTTTCTTCCATTATTTATCCTCCTTTGCTCCGTTTAACCACTCGTCCATAATTGATTTTGCTTCCTTCTCGTCAGAAGCACCAAAAGTCTCGTGTATGTATTTCTTGCCAAGAGAAGCGTCGTATTTCTTGTTACGCTCTGCTTGTTCTTTGTTTGTTTTCTTTAGAGCTTCAACAGCTTGCTTAAGCGATTTAATTTCCTTTGCTTGAGCTTCAAGCGTCTTTCTTATTTGCTCCAGTTCCTTGCGTGATATAAACATTTCCGCCTCCTTGCTACCAGTCCATAAAAGTATTTTCTGTTTTTGTTTCCATATGGAAGTTTTCTTGAATAAAGCTAGGCTCTTCAGTCTTAACTTCAATCCAAGAAGAAGTTTGTTGACTTGATATAAAATGAGCGATTGCAAGTGCCATAACCAAGTCGTCGTGGAAGCCTTCCATAGCTTCGGCTCGTCCTTTGTCATTCTTAACAAAAGTAAGCATTTCTTTAAGAGTTGCAGCGTCCTCTTCGATTGTTACATCTTCTCGAATAAGCGTAACCAAGTCAGACAGAATAACTGGCCTAGTTTTTGAGTTGGTCTCAAAACCAAAACGCTTTACAACCTTCTTTGAGATATTGTCTAACTGTTCTCTTACATACAAGTTAGAATATTTCAGCTTTTCTGCCAGATATTTAGTCGGCTGTAAGCTGTAGTTGACTTCTATACCGATTAAAGCTTCGTTGTAATATTTACCTAAACAATAAAGCTGTTCTGCATAGATGTCGTCGTCCATAGACTGTTTGTGTAGCGTTGCCGCCGTCTTTCTGGTTAGGTTATTGATTACCTTCGCTGTGTAGAAGTCAATGCCCAGTCCAGATGTGTCTCCGCCTATGGTATACGGTGCGTTATGAGTAACAACACCGTCTTTATATCTTTTTTGTGGCTCTTCGTGTATTCGGATATATCCGTGTGAGTCGTCTTGCCACTCTATATCCTTCAATGTGATAAACTCTGCAACTTCTTCGCCTTCAGAGTTCTTGATTATTTCGTGTTCTTTTCTATACTTGAAATAACCAGTTTTTATAGCTTGCAAGTCCTTTACTCGTTCGTATTGATTTGCAACCTTGTCTTTATCAAACACGCACTCTCCAGAGCTTAAAAACGCTTCTTGAGCTGAGATAGGATACTCTTGTCGAATCTTCTCTTTGTCTATGTAGGAATCATACTTCTTTGCATACCAAGTAAGCTGTTCCTTTGTAAGACCTTTCTCTTTAAGCAGTTGTAAGCGTTCTTGCAGCCACTTATCGTCAGCGTTCTTTTCCAGATACTCGTATTCGGTTGACTTATATTCGTCAGTTCGCCACCATTCGTAAAATAGATTGACGCAACTTCCATTATCCCAAAGCTCTTTAGCCTCGTTGTAGCCGTTTGCTGTTGACTCGTAAACTATAAAGCAGTCTTGAGTAGCAGCTTCGCCAATAGAGCTTTGTAAGTCGCCAAGCGACACTTGAAAGAAGGCAACTTCTGAATAGTGAATAAAGTTAAGTGTTTTTGAACGGCCAACATCTTTTGTAGCTGTTGCTATACGCCACGAGCTATTTAGCTTATCGAAGAATAGTTCGTTCTTTGAGTTAAACTTTTCGTGTGGCTTCAATACATCTGGTAGCCGACTATAAACAACTCTCGCTTTATCGTTGAATATAGACTTTGTATTCTCGTCTACATTCGCCAAAGTGAATCCGGAGAAGTTCTTGCACACTATCGCATTACAAAGCTGTATTGCTGTGATAACTGTTGTGAAGCCTTGCTGTCTTCCTTTTAGAATAAAGTAAGGTTTCTTTCGTCCGTATTTCTCTGTCTGTGCTATAAAGTCTCGTTGCACTTCGTTTAAGAAGAAGGGAACAGTTTTCTTTTTCTTGTCTACGACTGTTAAAACTGCCTCTATCAGCAAATAAGGCCTTGCTTGAACTTCTGCCATAAGCTCTGGACTTTGAAGAATCCACCTAGCTGCGTCTTTTACATACGCTTCGTCTTGATTAGGTCTCTTGCCGTCCAGATATTCTTGCCATATCTTTTTACGCTTATTGATAATGTCTGCTATCGTCAACATTTTTAATAATCCTCAAAACCTTTAAGAATCTGCTCTTCACGAGATGTTGCTTCGCCGTTTGCCAGTGCTTGCTTATCGTATAAGGTTGCCAGTGCTACTGTAAGCTTTCCTATATCTTCAACCTTAATCGAAGCTAGCTGCCTTGCAAGTGCTTTCTTTCTCTCTGTAGATAGCTCTGTGTTCGGTAGGCTCATTATCTCTTTTTCTAAAGCGTCGAGCTTGTCTTCGCTCTCTAAAGCTCTTTTAAGTCGTCTTGACAAAATCTGTGTTCCGGTGTCAATAATTACCCAAGCGTCGTTTATAAAGC